AAGCGGTTCGTCGGCGGCTCGCTCATTGCGATCGGTTCGAACAGCCCGCGGCAGTTCCGGCGCCGGAAGGCGCGCCACATCCTCGTTGACGAGCTGGACGCGTGCGACACGCAGAGCCAGGAGGGTGACGTTGTCGCGCGCGCCATCCGGCGCAGCGACACCTACCACGATCGCAAGATCATGCTGACCGGGACGGCGACGCGCATCGAGGTGCAACCCGATGGCACCGTGACGGGCTCACGGATCTGGCGTGAATTCCTCGACTCGGATCAACGGTACTTGCATGTGCCGTGCCCCAACTGTGGCTGCAAGCAGCGCCTGCAGCGGGAAAACTTCCAGTGGGACAAGGGACCTGGTGATGGCATCGCGAAGCACCTGTTCCACACGGCGCACTTCCGGTGCGTGGCCTGCGGCGAGCGGATCGAAGAAAGCCAGAAGCGCACGATGGTGCGGCACGCGGAGTTCATCGCGGCGAATCCGAATCATCCGGTCCCGGGCTTCTTCATCGGCGGCTTCGTCTCGTTATTCCCTGGTGCCGCCTGGGCGATCCTCGCGAAGCAATACTATGACGCGCTCAAGGACAACTCGAAGCTCGAGGAGTTTGTGCAGCAGGTGCTGGGGCAGCCGTATGAAGATCGCAGTGGACGGCGCGAACAGCTCGAACTTGCGGCGCGCCGCGAAACGTATGCGGTGGATGTGCCGGCGGGCGCCTGTGTGTTGACGGCGGGCGTGGACAAGCAGAGCGATCGACTGGAGTTGCTGGTGACGGCATGGGGCCCGGGGTTCGAGCAATGGCAGATCGCGCATCACCGGATCTTCGGCGACACCTCGAGCGCGACCGACGACTGCTGGCGCGCGCTCGATCGATTGCTCTTCCGTCCGTTCCTGCACGAGAGCGGCGCGATCCTGCACGTGCGCTGCGCGCTCGTCGACTCGGGCGACGATGCGACGGTGGTCTATCAGTACACGCAGCCACGGCAGGGGCGCATGGTGTACGCGGCGAAGGGCGAGTCGACGCGCGACATCTCGCACGTGGTCAAGCCCGGGAAATCCGGCCACGGCACGGCGCGGCTCTTCCTGGTCTCGCCCGACAAATGCAAGGACGTGCTGTTCCGCCGGCTAAGCATCGGCGTGCCGGGTCCCGGCTACATCCACTTCCCGCTCAGCCAGCCCGATGGCATGGACGATGAATACCTCACGCAGTTCAACAACGAGAAGGCCGTGTGGAAGCGCTCGCGCGGAAAGCTGGTGCGCACCTATGAGCAGCTGGCCAACCGGCCCAACGAAGCGATCGACGTGACGAACTACGCGTACGCGGCGCTGCACGTGCTGGGCGCGGGGGTGATGAACTTCCTCCCGCAGCTCCTGTCGCAGTTGCACGAAAAGGGCAAGACGATGGGCGGCCTGGAGTCGGCACAGGCCCGGCTCGCGGCCGCACTCGCCAATCCGATCAGTTCCACCGCGTCCAGTGGTCGACGCATGATCTCTCGAGGAGTGAACGACTGATGACCTATGCACAGCTGCGTGCGCTGCTCACCACCATGGCCGACCATCCCTCCCTTCGCGGCAATGACATTCGCGTCTTCATCCACATCGAAGGGCAGCTCTCATGGCGTGAGCCAAGCGAACTCAAACTTGAGGGGATAGCGCCGAAGCGAAGAGGCGGCCGCCGCGTCAGTCGAGGTGCCGTGTCGGGATCAGTAAAGCGCCTGGAGCGGGCGGGCTTCGTCATCGCCGAGGATCGCCAGGGCTGGCGTGGACGCACTCGCTACCGATTGCCAACGCCACCACGTCAGCTGTTGATGGCAGAAGACGCCGAAATGAGCATCAGCGAAACTGACAATGTGAGTTGACGGAGCGGCGTTTTCCACACCGGGGAAACCAAAAGTCGGCGTTTTCCACACCGGGGAAACCAAAAGTCCTTTTTGCCCCCTGTTGCGCAATTGCGAATGACCGCAACCTGCGCACGTGGCGACCAACGCAGAACTTCTCGTGCAGTGTGACGCGGCGATCACGGCGGTGCTCAATGGGCACCAGTCGCATTCGGCATTCGGCCGGACGTTCACCAAAGCCGATCTGAAGCAGCTCTGGGACATGCGGAAGGAGCTGGAAGCGAAGGCGGCGTCGGCGCTTTCCGGTGGCGTGCGCGTCCAGTACGTGGAGCTGATGTAATGGCACCACGTCGCGCGACCGCCCGGAAGAACGTCGTGCCTGCCCGCACGACGCCAGCCCCTGCGCCCTCGCGCCCTCGCGCCCTCTTCACGTTGCCGGGTGGCGCCTTCGACGGCGCGCGCGGTGACATCCGGGAGCTGCGCAGCTGGACGCCGGCGCTCGGCGACGCGATCAGCGACTCCTCCGGCGACCTGCCCGAGCTGCGTCGGCGCACGCGAGACCTGGTGCGCAACGCGCCGGTGGCCGCGGGCGCGGCGCAGACGACCGTCATGGGCGTGGTGGGCACCGGCTTCTCGCTGCACCCTCGGCTCGATCGACAGCTCCTGCAGTTGACCGAGGACGAAGCGGCGCAGTGGGAGACGCGCGCCAGCTGGTACCTGACGATGTGGGCCGGCTCCACGAGCTGCGATCTGCAGCGTCGGCGTACGTTCCCCAGCCTGACGCGTCAGTTCTTCGGCAGCGCCTGGGTGAACGGCGACGCGTTCGCGATGCGCCGGCATGTCGTCCGACCGAACGATCCCTTCACGCTCCGCCTGCAACTCTTCGAGGCGGATCGCGTGGGGACACCGCCCGAGAAGAGCGGCGATCCACGCATCGTCGACGGCATTGAGCTCGACGTGGACGGCGGCATCGTCGCCTACCATGTGGCGAACCGGCATCCGTACGCCCGCTATGCGACCCAGCCACTGACGTACGAGCGCGTGCCGGCCTTCGGCGTGACGGGCGATCGCTTGGTCTTGCAGCTGCACGGCACGGCCGGCGAGGATCGGATCGGCGCCGTGCGCGGCATCCCCGCCCTGGCGACGGTGATCAAGCGGCTCAAGCAGATCGATCGGTTCAGCGATGCGGAGCTCGCGCGCCAGGTCGTGTCGAGTCTGTTCACGGTGTTCATCAAGGGCGCGGTCGGCGAGGGGTTCGCCGTCGAAGGCGATCCGACCGAAGCTGTCGCGGCCACCCTGAAGGATGTCAAGCTCGGCGCTGGAGCGGTCGTCGGACTCCGCCAGAATGAGGAGGTGGAGTTCGCTACCCCGCCCGGCCCGTCTGGGAACTTTGATCCATTCACGACGGCCATGCTGCGCGAGATCGGCACGGCGATCAACATCCCCTATGAGGTGCTGGTGCGGCACTTCACGGCCAGCTTCAGCGCGTCGCGCGCGGCCATTCAGCTGGCGTGGCGGGCGTTTGAGATGATGGGCCAGTGGGTCGAAGACGACTTTCTGCAGCCCGTGTATGAATGGTTCATCACGGACTGCGTGGCCGGCGGGCTGCTCGACGCGCCCGGCTTCTTCGACGATCCGCTGATCCGGCGCGCTTGGTGCAACATCGCGATCGCCGGGCCGCGGCCGCCGCAGATCGATCCGCTCAAGGAAGCGACGGCGGCGAAAGTGCGCATGGACGCCAAGATCTCGACGATGCAGCGCGAGCAGGCAGACCTCGGGTACGGCGACTACGACGACAATCTGGCACAACAGATCCGCGAAGCGAGCGACCGGAAGCGCCTTGGGTTCACCGATCCGTCGAGCACTCAGACGTCGCCGGCCGTCGGCCAGCCGGCGCCTGCCGCGCCTGTGCCAGCCGATCCGTCGGCCGAGGTACCTCCCCCGACCGAAGAGACGGCGCTGCCTGCAGCCCAGACCCCGGCGGCGATCGACCTGCGTGCGCTCACGGACGCCGTCGTGCGACTCGCCATGCGCGAGACGCCGGCGCCACAGGTCGTGGTGCATCCGCCGGACGTCCACGTGGACATCGCGGCCACGACCATCGATGTGACGGTGATGCCTGGCCAGCCCATGAAGCGGGAAATCGTGCGCAACGCGCAGGGCCTCATCGAGGGCTCCATCGACACGCCGTTGCCATCCACCAGTGAGGCCACCGCATGACCTTGGATCTGAACAACACGCTCGCGAACCTCGGTCTCGATGCGATCTACGACACGCATTTCCCGGCCGGGTCGACCGTAGAGATCCGGACGGGAGCGCCTGCGGGTGCAGAAGGGGCCGCCGGTGGCGCGCTCTTGGTTCCCGTCGTGACGCCCGCAGCGCCCTGGGCCGTCGCTGCCGCGGGATCGAAGGCGAAGTCGGGGGTCTGGGCCGCCGCCGCGACCGGCGCGGGCGTTGCCGGATCCTTCCGCATGAAGAACGCGGCAGGCACGAAGCTCGAGGAAGGCACGGTCACGGCGACCGGCGGCGGTGGCGACATGACCGTCGACAACACGAACGTCGCCATCGGCCAGAACGTCACCATCACCGGCTACACGAGGACGTTGTAGACCGTGGCCACTGGCACTGCGACCCTGAACCTCGGCGCGCGCCCAACGGCGAGCACGCCAGGCGACACGTATGCCACGGTCGACGTCACGGGGCTCTCTGGCCTGACCGCCGCCACGCACATGGAGGCGTTCATGCAGGCCGACAGCACGGCGGATCACTCGGCGGAAGAGCACCTCGCCGAGCAGTTCGACTTCAAGTGCCAGTACCTGAGCGCGGCCTCGCTGCGCATCCACGCGTGGGTGCGGCGCGGGCGCGCATGGGGCCAGTTCACGATCCACTACGCGACGGTGTGACATGGGACTGATTCTCACGGGTGGCGTGTCCGGGGTCGATGCCGAGGTGGATGCGAGTCGCAATCTGTCGGTGGCCGAGGGCATTCCGGCGCATCCCGCGGCGGGCGGCTGGTACACCGTCTCGGGGTACAGCACGGGCATCATCGCGGCGGCACTCGCGGCGAACACGATGCTGATGTCCGCTCGCCTTGCCGTGGGATCAACACGCAAGGCGTACCTCGCGAAGTTCCGGCTGACGATCACGCCCGCCACGCTCGGCGCTGCGGCGGGCGTCGCCGGCGTCATCGGTCTGGTGCGCTTCACGGCACAGACGCCCACGGGTGGCACGGTGCGGACCGCGAATCGCAAGTGGGAATCGCTCGGCTCCGGAACGGACATCACCGATATCCGCGATGGTGCGGCCGCGCTGACGGGTACCGCACCGACGTTCGGCACTGTGGTCGGGGTATCGGTGGTCCCGCTCTTCGTCGCGAATGCAGGCGGCTTCGAGTGGATTTACGAACCGAACCAGCCGGACGTGCTGAACGCCGGTGACGGCATCGCCCTGCGCACGCTGGTCGCGATGGCGGCGACGCAGACGTGGGTCTACACCTACACCATGCACTGGTTCGAGAAGTAACCCATGAGCCTGCTCGTCGCGCTCCAGGGTGGCGGTCCCGCACCGATCAACGCCACGTCGACAGCGGCGGTGCCGCTCGCTGGCACGGCGAGTGCTGCGGTCGCCGTCGTGGCAACGACCGCCGGTGCGCTCCCGCTGGCTGGATCCGCGACCGCAACGCTGGCCGTTGCGGCGATCTCCAGTAGAGCGCTCCCACTCGCTGGTGCTGCAAATGCCGCGGTCGCCGTAACAGCCACGGCCACCGGCGCTGTACCGCTTGCTGGCACCGCACAGGCTGCCGTCGCGCTCCAGGCGTCAGTCACGGGCGCAGTGCCATTGGCGGGCGCTGCGGTGGCCGCGGTGGCCGCGCAAGCCGCGTCTACTGCTCCACTGCCCCTCATGGGTTACGCGACGGCTGAGGCTGCCGAGACCGCCGACTCGACGCAACCACTCCCGCTGGGTGGTGCGATCGCCGCGTCCGTCGCGATTGAGGCGGTATGCATTGGTGCGGTTCCGCTCGCCGGCGCCGCGCAGGGCACCGTGGCCGTGCAGGCCGTATCCACCGCAGGGCTTCCGCTGGCTGGCACCGCGACGGCGCAGGTTGCTATCGCCGCCGGGTCCACCGTCTCGTTGCCTCTCAGTGGCCTCGTCACCGCCCAGGTGGGCGCGGCGGACCTCTCGGCCGCCAGTATGCAGCCGCTGCCACTCGCCGGTGTGGTGCAGGCCGCGGTCGACGTGGCCGCCGTCAGCATCGCGGCGCTCCCTCTGGCAGGCAGCGCGACGGCCGAGGTCATTGAAGTCACCGACGCCGGCGGCTTGAGCGCCGAGTCGATCGCCGCACTTCCACTCGGCGGCTTCGCGACCGCTGAACTCGCGGCCGTCAATCCGCCGGTCATCATCAGCCGCAGCAGCAGCGGTGGCGGTGCCTTCCGTCGGTCCGTGCGGCCGCCGGTGCGTGTCGCCGCACTACCGACGCTGCACGCCGAGTCGATCGCACGGGTGCCACTCGGCGGTGTCGCCACCGCGCGCGCCGAGCTGCGTGCCACCGGCATGGCACGCTTGCCACTCGGCGGCACTGCCACGCTCGCCATGAACGACGATGATCTCGTCTTCGCCCTCCTGGAGGTCGCATGACCACATCCATCCGCTGGTGGGGCAATGCCTAACGACCTGACGAAGGGTCTCCCGCGCCATCTGCTGTCGCTCCATTGGGCCGTCCGGCCCGACTGGATGCGCATGGCGCTCGACGTCCTGAGCCGTCGTTCTCTGCTCGCCGAGCTGCCGGCGGCGCGGCCTCAAGCCCTCGAGGCGTTGCCCGGCGAGCCGCACCAGCGGACCGATCGCGCGAGCGTGCGTGGTGCCGTTGGTATCCTGTCGGTCCGCGGCGTCCTCTGCCGGCATCCCAACATCATCACCGAGTGGTGCGGCGGCACGTCGTACGCGCAGCTTGCGCACGACTTCCAGGTGCTGCTCGACGACTCGAGCGTGGGCGCGATCGTTCTGGATTGCGACAGCCCGGGTGGCGAAGTCACGGGGTGTGGCGAGTTCGCCAGCCTGATCTACCAGGCGCGCGACCGCAAGCCGATCGTTGCTTACGTCGACGGCTCGGCGTGCTCGGCCGCCTACTGGATTGCGTCGGCCGCCGAGCGCGTCGTCACGTCACCGACGGGCCTCCTGGGTTCGATCGGTGCGTGCGCTACGTTCTTCGACGATCGCGATGCGATGGCACGTGACGGCTACCGGGAGATCGTGCTCGTGTCGAGCCAGAGCCCGCGCAAGAACGCCGATCCCGCGACTGAGGGCGGCCAGAGCGACATCATCGAGATACTGACGGCGATCGCCCAGGTGTTCGTTGAAGATGTTGCCTTGCACCGCGGCGTCACGCCCGAGAAGGTGCTGGCGGACTTCGGTCGCGGGGGCGTGCTGGTGGGGCGCGCCGCGGTCGCGCAGGGGCTGGCCGACGAGCTCGGCGACTTTGAGTCGCTGGTGGCGTCGCTGCAGCAGCCCGGACTTCCCTCGAGCGGCCGCATGGCCCGCACGGCCGCTCGCTCTCTCCAGTTGGAGTCATTCATGAAGAGTCACACGAGCAGGCTCGCGGCGCGCACTGGCGCCCCGAAGGCCGTTGCCGCGGTTGGCAGCGGTGACGAGGTCACCATTCGCGCCGAACGCGCCGTCATGTGTCAGGACGGCGACACCGGCACGGTCGTCGAGGTCATCGAGAACGTCACGGCCATCGCGGTGGAGACCACCAGTGGCATCGTGAAGTACCTCCTTGAGGCTGAGGTCGACGTCACGAAGGCGGCGGATGGCAGTGGCGGTGGTACGCCAGCAACGGACGCGGCGCCCGCCGCGATCGCCGCCGCGGCCGCTCCGGTGGCCGTACTCGCCGGAGAAATCGCCGACGTGGCCGCCCTCGAGGCGCGGTTCCCCGTGCTATGCCAGGCGTTGCGCGCCGAGGCCGCGACGGCGGAACGCACGCGCGTCACGAAGATCCAGGCGCTCGCCAGCAAGGGGCCCGCGAAGACGTTGCAGGCGTGCCTCGACGATCCCGCCTGCAGTTACGAGGCTGCGGCCGCGCGCCTGCTCGAGGCGGCTGACGTCGAACGCACCGCCCGCGGCCAGGCGTTCCGCCGCGATGACAAGGGCATTCCGATTCCCGCCGTTGAGACGCCGGCGGCCGAGTCGTCCACGGAGACACGCGTCGTGAGCATCCTCCGGTCCGCGGCGATCGCCGAGGGTCGGGTCACGCAGTAGTCGCAGGACCAGCGCAGTACCACCGCATCATCCTTCACGGAGCCTCAATGGAAGACCCCAGTTTCACCACCACCAGCTCGTCCCCGCAGGACTCCCTGCGCGCTGGCGAGTTCCCGGCCGTGACGGAGGATGTGACGATCCTCACGGGCCAGAACCTTGTCGAGGGCTCGGTCCTCGGGAAGATCACCGTCGGCGCCGTGGCAGCGGCCGCGCACGCCGGCAACACGGGTAACGGCGCGTTCGGCGCGGTCACCACGGGCGCGGGCGCCAAGCCGGGCGTGTACCGGGTCGTCTGCGTCGAGCCGGGCGCGAACGTCGGCACGTTCGCGGTCGAAGATCCCGACGGCGTGAACGTCGGCAACGCGGTCGTTGCCGTCCCGTTCGCAGGCCCGATCAACTTCACGCTCGCCGACGGTGCGGCCGACTTCATCGTCGGCGACTCGTTCGACGTGACGGTCGCCGCCGGCACGGGCAAGTACAAGCTGGCCGCGGCTGCGGCGGCCGACGGTTCGCAGGGCGCGTGCGCCATCCTGGTGCGCGACACCGACGCCAGCGCCGGTGACAAGAAGGCGTCGGTGTACATCACCGGCGAGTTCGCCAAGAACAAGCTCGTGTTCGGCGTCGGGCACACGGCGGTGACGGTCGAAGCGTCGCTCAAGGCGCTCAACATCTACCTCCGCGACGTCGTCGCGGCGTAACGGAGATCATCATGGACGTCTTTACCACTGCGGAACTCATCGCGCTGCTGCCGGAGCTGCGGCAGCCGCGCAGCTACCTGCTCGACAAGTACTTCCCGACCGTGCACGAGAGCACGACCGAGGAGATCCACTTCGATACCCTCGTGGGCAAGAAGCGGATCACCCCGTTCGTACACCCGACGGTGGCGGGCCGGGTCGTGCAGGGCGCGGGCTACAAGACGAGCGTCTTCACGCCCGCGTACGCCAAGGACAAGCGCATCTTCCGGCCCGATGGCGTGCTGAAGCGCGCCGCCGGCGAGAAGATCGGCGGCTCGCTGACGCCGTCGCAGCGCATGGAAGCGAACCTCAAGTTCGCGATGGACGATCAGCTGAAAATGCTGACGATGCGCGAGGAGGTGATGGCCTCCGAAGCGCTGCGCACCGGCAAGGTGACGGTGACCGGCGACGGTTACGACACCGTGGTCGTGGACTTCGGGCGCGCGGCCGGACAGACCGTGGTGCTCGCCGGCAACGATCGCTGGTCGGTCGTGCACGCGGACTCCGACCCGCTCGGGGATCTCGAGGCGTGGGCGGCCCTGATCCAGGGGAACGGTGGCGGCGCGGCGATCGACGTCACGCTCGCACCGGACGCGTGGGCGGCCATGCGCAAGCGCCTGATCGAGCGTGGCGAAGCCGCGATGCTCCTCGACTACACCCGGTCGGGCAGCTCCACGCTGGAGCTGGGGCCGGGGAACGACAACGCGCGTTTCATCGGCCGCCTGGGGTCCTTCAACCTGTGGACCTACGACGACGTGTACGTCGACGACAACGGCGCCGACCAGCACCTCATGCCTTCGGGCACCGTGGTGATGGCCTCCGCCTCGGTCGAGGGCGTGCGGGCGTACGGGGTGATCCAGGACCCGAAGGCCAACTACGGCGCGATGCGCTACTTCCCGAAGACGTGGGAAGAAGAGGATCCGGCCGTCACGTGGCTGATGCTGCAGTCGGCGCCGCTGGTGGTGCCGTGCCGTCCGAACGCCACGCTGAAGGCCAGCGTCCTCGCGTAGTGCCTGCGTCGCGGTGCAGGCGAGTGCCTGCACCGCGGCCGGGCTCCTTTCGACCAACAGATCCATGAAAGTCTTTCTTCTTCATGCCGTGCAGATGGGCCGCACGCTCTTCGCTCCCGACCCCGACAAGGAACGGCAGTTCCCTGACGCCATCGCGCAGTCGCTGATTGCGCAGGGCGCCGCCCGCGCGGTCCCGAGCGAGAGCCCGGTGGCCGCCGAGAAACTGCCCGCTGGCGGTGCGCCTGAAAAGCCTGTGGCCCTCTCCGAAGATGACATCGCGGAGTGGGTCAAGCTGAACCGGGACGACGCGCTCGCCGCGATCGAGAAGATCCCGGCCGCCGAGACGGGCGTGCTGGAGGTGTTGCTCGATGTCGAGCAGCGGAACAAGAAGCGTGTGAGCGTGCTCGAAGCGATCGGCCGCAAGCTCTTTCCACCGGTCACGGACTGACCCGTGACCCAGACGTCCGACATCCACGCCGTGCTCGAGGGGCCGGGCAGTGTGCCCGTGCTCTATGGCGTGGACACGGCGCGCGGGTTCTTCGAGATCGGCAACAGCGATCCGCAGGCCCTGGCGCGCGGCACCGAGGTCGACGCACGGCAGCCCAGGCTGCTGCTGCCGTCGACGGCGCTGCCGGAAGCGGACGTCGATGCGCGGTTGACCATCGGCGAGGTGGACGCCGTTGACGTCACGGACACGGATTCGCAGTACACCGTGGATCTGCGGCGCCCGATCGATGATGGCGCCGTGCACGAGCTGCTGCTCTCGGGCGGTGACTCATGAGTGCCGTCGCTGCCGAGCTGCTCGTGGCTCGCCGGCTCGCCCATGAAACCAAGGGCGTGAATGCGATGCTGGCGGAGCTGCCGATGGACACGTCCGATGGTGATCGCCCGGCGCCGGCCGACGTCACGATCTACAACGAGATCGAAGACAACTGGGTGGCGCGCGGGACGGTGCCACGGAAGAAGACCGGCAACGGGCCCCTGGTGCTCGTGCGTCGTGCGCCCACTGAGCAGGAGAGCGTGTCGCTGGGCATGGCGGAAGTCGATTCCGCCGACCAGCCGCATATCGGGGTGCTCATCGAGCACATCGAGCGGAAGGAGAATGCTGGCGACGACACGGATGGCGTGGCCTCGGGCGCGCGCGATTCGATCGACACCATGCGCTGCTGCGAACGCTGCCTACACGTGTGGTTTGCCGAGACGACGCCGGCAGAGCGTGAGTTCGCGGGCGCCCGCGTGCTCGACGGCGGGCCGGTCGTGCACGTCCCCCTGCAGACGAAGCTGGGTTCGGATTACTGCTCGGCGGGGCTGGTGCTCACGCTCCGCACGACTGATCGCTGGGCCACGAACATCTCTGATTCCTAGTCCGACCATTGGCGGCCCGTCCGCCGGAGGATGCAATGAGGGTCAAGCTCTTGATAGCAGACGCCGATGGACGGCAACCCGGCGCGATCGTGACGATGGCGGACGCCGACGTCCCCCAGGCGGCGGCGCGCGGTCAGGTCATCCCCTTGGGTGAAGCGACGATCGCGGTGCGGTTCACGCAGACCGTCGAGCCCACGCCGACGAACCCGACGCGCTACGACCACGGCAGCGTCTGGCAGGTGCCGGAAAGCGAGGCCTGGCGGCTGGTCGAGGCTGGCATCGCCGAACTCACGGACGGCGATGCGCCGGCCGCGCCCCAGAACTTCTCGCTGGAGTAACCGATGCTGACGCCTCTGCGCACCAAAATGTTCGACAAGCTCTACACCGGGCACATCATCCGCCCGAAGGCGGCCGGTGGAAGCACCACGTTGAACGCCAACGCCGCGGCCGACGCGACCGCTCTCACGCTCACCGCGACGGCGAGCTTTGGCGACACTGATCCGGTGCTCGTCGGCGCCGGCGAGGACCGCGAACTCGTCGTCCAGACGGGGGCGCCGGCCGGCCAGGTGATCACCGTCGTCGCGCCCGGGCTCAAGCGGGCGCATGTGAGCACCGAGCCCGTGCTCGAGGGCGTGGCCTTCGACCTGGGCGCGATCAGTGCGACACAGCTCGATGAGTCCGTCGAGTCGGCGCCGATTCCCGACGACACGCGCCGCAACCCGGAAGGCACGCTCATCGGGCACGCCGTGCTCGGGCCGCGGCTCTCGGTGCAGGGCTACTCGCCCTGGCTCTTCGCCCTGCTCACCGGGATCCCGATCCAGAACGTGCTCGGCGCGGCGACGCAGGCGGACCCGACGCAGCTGCACACCGACGGCGACGAGCTCGGCCTCGAGGACAGCCACCTCGTGCTGACGTCGATGCTCTCCGACGGCACGTACCTGCGTGAGGAGTACGACGCGTGCGGGCACGACTACTCCGGCCTGCAGATTCCGCTCGGCCAGGGCAAGCCGACGGAGCTCGCCGCCAAGTTCGTGGCGTCGAACAACAAGCAGATCCTCACGTCGCTGCCGTCGTACGCGGTGGACACGACGTACCGCGCGAGCAAGGGGCTGCAGCTGGAGACGCTCGAGGAGATCAGCCTCTTCGAAGTCGACGGCACCGGGTTCAACACGACGACGACGGCGCCGATCGCCAAGGGCGCGAACGTCGTGGCTGTGGCGTCGGGGGTCAGTGTGGCCGCTGGCGACTGGGGCGTGATCGAGGGCGGTGGCCACAAGCAGGTGGTGTGGATCGAGAGCCAGGTGGCGCTCAACACCACGTTCCGCACGCGGATGGCCTACGCCTTCCCCACGGGCTCGACGCTCAAGGAGCTGAAGTTCATCCAGCTCGGCGGCCTGCTGAAGGACTCGTCGATGTTCAAGGTCGGCGGCTCCGTGCGTCCGACGGTGTTCGACAACATGCGCATCCAGGCGGGCGTGCTCCCGGGCGGCACGGACTTCATGCTGAGCGTGAAGCCCACGTCGCACACGCTCGACATGTTGCGCCGCCAGTGGGCGCTGCCCTCGAGCGCGGTGAACGGCAGCGTGCTGCGCTTCTCCAACCTGCTCGGCACGGATTCCCCCGTGGGCTGGTACGCGCGCTGCACGCGCAAGGACCAGAAGACGGTGATCCTCGTGGGATCGGACGCTGACAACGCGCTCTCGGAGCTGTCGCGGGCCCTGCAGAAGGACAATCAGCAGGGGCTGGCGATGAACTTCCGGAACAAGCTGCTCACCCAGCTGCTGTACTAGGCGGCGTGGTGGGCGACGGAATGCAGGAGACGTTGACGCTCGGGGAGTTGCGCCAGACGGCGGAGCTCACCGAGCGTCAGCTCGTCTCTGCGGGAGTGATCACTGAGGAGGTAGTGGCGCTGCGCCGCCCGGGTGCCCCGGCCTATCCAGACGAGGGTGTGCCGAGCTGGCTGCGCTACTACAACTGGCTGGGCATCATGACGGGGCGTCGCACGCCGGACCCTGACCGGTCGCCGGCGGCGGCGGACGAGGCCAAGCGCGCGCTGAGCGAGGCGTCGGCGAATGTGCCGCGGGAAGTGCGACTGAGTTCGGGGCAGGTCGTCGCCGTCTACCCGAAGTCGCTGTTCGCGCTCGAGTGGCTGGAGTCGCTGGACCATGCGTACCTCTCGACGGTGAAGGCGTGCGCCGAGGCCAGTGCCCTGGCCGTGCCGGCCGACCGGACTGTTGCGATGCTGGGACCGCTGGAACTCGGGTTGGCGCGGCGGCTCTGGGCGTGGGTGCTCACCCACCCCGAGCCCGGGCTGCCGTTCGCCGATATCGGGCCGAAGCCGGAGCCGCCCGCGTGGACGGCCGCGCTGCAGCCGGAGGACGTGCTGGCGCTCTTCGAGGCGCACCGGCACGTGCATCACACCACGCTGTCGATCATCAGCACCATGTTTCCGCGCGAGCCGGACGCGGCGTCGCGCCTGCCGCTGCACGGGTTCCTGGCGGCGGAAGCCCGGGACCGCGGCGCGCGCTCGGGGGACCTGCTCCGGAACTGGGCCCTGGGCGAGATCTTCGCCACATCGGTGAGCGCGGCCGAGCTGCAGCGTGAGGCGATGGAGCGCGCGAAGGCGGACCGTGGAGCCGACACGTGAGTGAGGTCATCCAGGAGCTCATCGTCGAGCTCAACGCGCGCACGGAGCGCCTGGAACAGGGGCTGGCGAAGGCGCGTGCGGAGATCGGCAAGACCGTGCCGGCCGCCAACGCGGCCGGCGATGCTGGCGCCAAGATGGGCGCCAAGTTCGGCGATGCTGCCACAGGGCTCGCTGCCGCGGCCGAGAACATGGTGAGCTTGGGAACGGCGGGCGGCGCCTCGATGTCGCAGCTCCTGTCGCAGGGCACGACCGTCGCCGCTGCTTTCGGCCCGGGCGGTGCGATCGTGGGTGGCAGCGCGATCGCGGCGCTGGCCGTGCTCGCCATTGGCGCCGCGGCCACGACGATGGCCGAGGAGGTCGAGGGGAATCTCCGGAAGATCGAGGCCCGGGTGCCGCAGACGGCGGGCCGTATGGGCGAGCTGCGCGACACCATCCGCGAGATGTCGCTCGCGGGTGCGGGGCACTCCCAAGCGGATCTCTCCGGCACGGCCGCCGAGATCGCCCGGCAGGGCGTGACGTCGCTGGAGGAAATCCAGGCACGCCTGAACGCGGTGGTGAAGGTCGCTGACGCCACCGGCGAAGATATGACGGGCATCATCGCGGGCCTCGACCAGACGATGGATCTGTTCGGGCTCTCGGCGGACCAGACGGAAGGGTTCCTCGCCAAGCTGTACGCGACGGCGCAGAACCGCATGCCGATCACGGACATGCTCGCCGCGTTCCAGGCGGCGGCGAAGACGATCGGGGATTTCAAAATAGATGCCGACACGGCGACGCAGGCGCTCGGGTACCTGCTCGAACGGGGCATGAATGCGAAGCAGGCCAGTAGTGCGCTGAAGGAGTACGCCGCGCTCGGGAAGGAAGGGGCGGCGGAGATCCGCAAACTCGCGGCGTTATACACCGGCGCCGGCGATGCGCTGGGCAAGCTGAACGCTGCCCAGGCGAAGATGAACGACAGCGTCGAAGCGTCGTCCGCGAAGATCCGCAATAACCTGAGCGCGGTCTTCATCGATCTCGGGGACAAGATTCTTCCGACGGTCACGAAGGAGATGCGTGGGCTCGTCGGCATCCTCGATCTCTTGAACGGGACGGTCGACAAGCTTCAAGGCAAGTCCGACATCGCCTCGATGATCATAGGGTTCTCGACGTCAGGGAAGGGCACCTCCGCCATCGACCTGCAGAAGCAGGTATACCACGCGGCGGAGCTGGCGCGGGATAAGCAACTCGACCTCGGCGGCCTGAGCGTTACCGACCTCGACCGCATGGCGATGAACATCATGGCGGTCACGAAGGCCACCGGGACGGCGGAGAGCAAGTTCGTCAGCCTCACGGATGCCATCGCCAAGGCACGCGTCGAAGCGATAAAGCTGGCGGTGGACGCGTATCAGCCGAAGAACGCAAAGCCTATCGGTGCCGGCATACGGACACCCGACCAGATCAAGGCCGCCCAGGACGCCGCCGAGAAGCTCAAGAAGCAGGCGGAAG